GCCAGCCAGCCATAACCGGGCCAATCCTTCCCGCGAGCGACGGCGGAATAGTCAAAAACACGTAATACCGGATCAACAGTCCCATTAACAGGTCGGCGCTACCTGGGTAGAAGAAAGCGCCATTCACCAATTTTATAAAATTCTGGAAACGGTACTGATGAAGCGCCGTTTCAGTGTTTTATAGCTGTTTTCACTCCCTGCGGTGTCGAGTTTTGCGGGGGTTATATTTTTCAGAATAGGAGATTATTCTGATGGCTAAGGCTAAAGGCATTAAATTGCCTCAATTCAAAGTACCGCTCTTTGAGCATACAACCGTTTTCTTTTGCCCGACCCGCGAGATGTTTTATGAATTTTGCGAAAAGGCAGGAATTCCGATCGAACCTGATTTCGAACTGGCAGGAGGATTGACGCTTACTTGCACTGGCGAGAAAGGCGGTAACTTCTACGTGATCGCAGTATTCGACAATGAGTTAGGAACACTGGTCCATGAAGCGGCGCACACTACATTTCACGTTTTAAGCGATGTAGGCGTCGTGGCTACCACTGATCCATCTCATCCGGCGAATGAGACTTACGCTTACATGATGGGCCACATCTTTGATGCATTTTTCCCTATCCTGGCAGAATCAAACGAAGCACAGGTAGCGGCAATGCAGGCGGCTGAAGTCGTTGAGCAGGCATTAGAACAGGCAGAACAGCCGAAGGAAGAAGAAAAAACCGCGAAGAAAGGCAAACGTAAGCCGAAAGCAAAAGAAGCGCTTGTACCGCGCGTTATGAGCTTTAAACGGGGGTGATTATGTTTACTTTCCTGCTAGGTGTATTTATCGGCGCGGCTGGAACTGCGATTGTAATGTTTTCCCCAAAATGGCCCGTAGGTTGATTATGGACGACAGCACCATCGCCGGATTAATAGGCATATCTATATTTCTGGTTGGCTTTGTTATCGCCGTGCTGATAACCGTAAAGAGCAAATATTAGATGGGTGACAATATGATTGACCCGCTCATTATCCTTTCTGCCTGCGTGGCTGTATGGCTGGCGATTATGATATTCATTGAAAGCTGAAGGTATTCACCATGAATATTTACGATCTCATATGGTGGTCAGTGGTCGCCGTCATTATCTATTTCTGGTGGAAGAATGTTGTATAGGTGAAAGCATGAACGCATATGAAATGCTATTGCTGGTGGCTGTAGTTGTAGTTATTGCCGTGGACGTATACCGGGAGTTTAAAAAATGAAATGGCTTGATTTCTTTTTCCTGATCGTTGCGATTGTTCTCACCATGACCGCGCTGACTCAATAGGTGAATATATGGAAACTATCGAAGCTGTATTATTCGTATGTATCGCGGCGGTTGTTATTGTGGGGTTTATTATCAATGTCTGACGGTGATTTCTTAATCATGGCTATATGCACGCTGTTAGCTGTTATTGCTATCTTCGCGTAAACAAGGTGGACAATATGAGAGAGTCGGATTTTATCTATATGGTTTTAGCTATCGTCCTTATTACCTGGGCGCTTTCGATTATGTAAAGGGTAAACAATGAAAGAGCTATTCGACTGGTTGGAAGTATTAACATACTGTGCAAGTTTTGTTGCTTGCGTATATATCATCAATAAATATTGAGAGGTGAAATATGGCCCGCACTAAAAAGGCAAAGGCTGACGATAAAAAGCCAGCCGCTAAAAAGGTGGGCCGTCCGCATGGTTATACCGAAGAAAAAGCATTAGAAATCTGTGAACTGGTGGCGGATGGTCAGAGTATTAATAAAATTTCGAAAATGCCCGGTATGCCTACCCGTTCCACAATCCTGAAATGGTTTAGGGATGTACCGGAATTCTCGATCATGTACGCGCGCGCGAAGGAGATCGGCTTCGAGGTATTGGCTGATGAAATCATCGATCTGGCTGATGCAGCAGAGAACGCAGATAAAGATCAGTTGCGACGCCACCAACTAATGATTGAAACGCGCAAGTGGCTACTGGCAAAACTTCAGCCGCGCAAATACGGCGAACGTGTCACACAGGAGATCGTCGGCAACAAGGAAGAAGCGCCCGTCCAGGTTGAAGTCACGAAAGAAGAGATCGCCCGCATCGTCCAGGAAGTAGAAGACGAGGTGTGATTATGTTGTCCATCAAAGAAAGGGTTATTCAGTCAAAATGTGAAAACGATGGCCTGTTTTTCAACCGCTATTTCTACAAGCAAGCAAACGGTACGAAGATGTTTGTCTCAGGTCATCACATAGCTATCCGCGATGCACTGCAACGCGTTATCAATGGTGAGATTACCCGACTCATCATTAACATCCCTCCAGGGTACGGTAAAACCATGATCGCAACCATCAATATGATGGCCCGGTCCCTCGCAATAAATCCCCGCACACGCTTCCTTCACATTTCCTATTCCGACAATCTTGCACTACTCAATTCCTCGACAGTCAGAAGCATGGTTTGTTCGCAGGAATACCAAAAGCTATGGCCCATGAAGATCCGCAACGATGCCAACTCTAAATCAATGTGGTGGACGGAACAGGGCGGAGGGATATATGCCGCGTCGTCACATGGTCAGATTACGGGTTTTCGTGCTGGTTACATGGAGCCGGGCTTCAACGGCGCGATGATTATCGACGACCCATTAAAACCCGCTGACGCTTACTCTGATGTAATGCGGGATAAGGTAAAGAACAACTACAACGACACACTGGCTTCACGTCTTGCTGTGCAAACGACGCCCGTGATCGTCATTATGCAGCGTATCCACTACGATGATTTGTCCGGCTACCTGTTACGCGGTGGCAGTGGTGAGAAGTGGTATCACCTTAACCTGCCAGTGAAGATCGACAATAGCATCGACTATTGGGATCTGTACCCGGAAAACGAATTCGCTATTCCTATTGCTCACAACCTGCCGGACGGCTGGCTATGGCCTAAAAAGCACAATGACAGCCATGAAGCCGGACTGAAAGCACACCGCAGGTCATTCGAGGCGCAGTACATGCAGCGCCCGCGTAAATTCGACGAGGAAGGCGCGTTATGGACTGAAGCGATGATAACCGCCGCTCACCGGATGCAGATAACGCAGGACAGGATCCGCACGGTAATAGCCATCGACCCGGCAACAACATCATCTGATGAGTCGGACGAAACCGGGATCGTGGCATGTTCCGCTTATGGTGGCGGCAAGTACGCTCAGTATTCTGTAGACGGTGACTACTCAGGCCGCATGTCTCCTAACGACTGGGCGCAAGCCTCAATGAACGCTTATAACATCCATGAAGCTGACGCGATAGTTATCGAAACCAACCAGGGCGGGGAAATGGCAGAGGCTACGCTACGTAATGCCGGATTCAAAGGCCGCATTGTTAAGGTGCACGCAAGCAAGGGTAAATTCGCCCGTGCCGAGCCAATATCGGCACTGTATGCACAAGGAAGGGTGGCCCACACTGGCAGCCTGTACACGCTGGAAAATCAAATGATGGAATACGTGCCAGCTACCGCTAAAAAATCACCTGACCGCCTCGACGCAATGGTATGGGGTATCACTGAATTAAGCCAACCACAGGCTATGGGCCTTATGTTACCGAAGCGCCTGCGCGGATTTTAAAAACCATCCCACAATCCCACACAAGTTTTTCTATTTTTCGCGTAGCAACGCGTAAACATGTATTCAGGAGTAAACATTATGCCATCTAATTTAGAATTGGCGGTTAATGCTGCCTTGTCACAGCGCCAGGCGGCCTTTGCACGTTACGCCGCCGCGCACCCGTTCACTATGGGTATCGATGCCAAGCGTGACGCCGCGTGGAGTGAATACGGATTCAAAGAAGAGCTTACCTACACTGATTTATATAAGCTGTATCGTCGCGGTGGTATTGCTCACGGGGCCATTGAAAAAATTATTACCACATGCTGGCGCGATAGCCCGGTGCTGATAGAAGGCACTGAAGACGAGAAAGCGGAAACGGAAACACCCTGGGAAAGAGAAATCAAGAAACAATTTGATAACCGATTCTGGCGTGTCATTGCTGAATGCGATCGCCGCCGCCTGGTTGGTCGTTATGCAGGGCTGTTGATTCACATCAAAGATAACCAGCCGTGGGATCGTCCAGTAACCAAAGGCGTAGGTATTGCCAAATTTACCCCTGTATGGGCTGGCGCACTAACACCAAAGGACTTCGATGAAAACCCGGATAGCGATAACTACGGTCTGCCGACATGGTGGGAATACAAGGAGCGCATTAATAACAAGACCATTGCAAGGAAAATACATCCAGACCGGATATTCATCTTTGGTGACTATTCTGATGATGCCATCGCTTTCCTTGAGCCATCCTATAACGCATTCGTCTCACTGGAGAAAGTGGAAGGTGGTAGCGGTGAGTCATTCCTGAAGAACGCCGCCCGCCAGCTTGCTATCTCATTCGACAAAGAAATTGACTTCCGCTCACTAGCTGCAACATACGACTGTGATGTCACAGAGTTACGCGAAAAATTCAATGAAGCCGCAGCGGAGATGAACAAGGGTAACGATGTGATGATGGCATTACAGGGTGCAACAGTAAGCCCACTGGTAACTGCCGTATCTGACCCGTCCGCAACCTATGATGTCAACCTGCAAACTGCCGCCGCTGGTATCGATATCCCGACCCGTATCCTGGTAGGGAATCAGCAGGGCGAACGCGCATCAACTGAAGATCTCCGCTATTTCAATAACCGCTGTATGACCCGCCGCCAGGAAATAGGAGGCGAGCTTGAAGAGCTATTCCGCAAACTGGCAGATCTGCGTCTTACCAGTGAGCCACGCGACATATCAGTGCTATGGGATGACCTTAACGCTATGACCAAAGCCGAACTACTGGAAGCGGCACACAAGATGGCGCAAATCAATCAGGCATGTCTCGCTACTGGTGAGGAAATATTTAGCGGCGATGAGATCCGCGAGGCTGCCGGATACGATGGCCCAGCTAGTGAAGTAGAACTGGAAGACGAGGAAAACGATGATGAAGGTGAAGAAAATAATCAGGAGAATACCGCCCTCCGCGATAATGCCATCTAACACCGAAGACCCGACCATGACAGGCAAGTTACGGTCTGGTGAGATCGGAAGAGCGTCGTGTAG